AAATCCACTTCGGTGGTTGCCATTCGGGAAAAGATGGTGAGTGGGGAGTACGTTTACCGAACAACGTCTCATTGATAACCTCCCCTATAAGCCTCCGTAGCTCAGTTGGTAGAGCCACTGATTTGTAATCAGTAGGTCGTTGGTTCGAGTCCAACCGGAGGCTCAGGGAAGTAGCGCAGATGGTAGCGCATCTGGTTTGGGACCAGAGGGTCGCAGGTTCGAATCCTGTCTTCCCTACCACGCAGTCAGATGTATCTGGTTTCTCTGTTCCATTCAAAAACAGAGTGGAGCTACAGTGGCAGGAGGGAGTATCCGTTGAGTTACTCCCTTCTTATTTTTATATTTATAATCAGTGAAAACACAGGCAAAAATTAGAGATTATGCCCAAATAGTTCACCAATACTATCTGGAAGGTACGTTTGATAAAGAAGACGTAGTGGATTGGCTTGGAGAAATTGACAGTGAACTTCACGATTTAACTAAACATAAAATTGTATTCAGCTATTTTGATGATTGGTATCCTACTAGAATGACCGTATATAAAAGCGGTAGAATAAAAGTAGAAACTGATTTAGATGAATTCCCATGATTGACCCAGAAAAAATATTTAACCTATTTAATAGAGCAGATGAAGATCCCCCTCTAAAAGAAAAAGCTGAGATTGCTGACCAGCTTATGAATTTTAGAGAAACGCCTGTTTTCTGGGTAGGCATGTTTAAAAAACTAATAATTAATAGTTCTAACGCTAGAAAACAAATAGAAAAAATTTTTCCTAAAGAAGTAGCTGAAGAATTCTTCCAAGTAAAAGACTTAAATGAATTATTTATGTTCACTAGAAGTTGGTCTTTTATTAGTAAAATTAATTTACAAGAACCTACTCATAAAGAAGCATTAAAAATATTTAATGATGTAGACTTTATAGTATGTCTTCGTTTATCTATTTCTTTTTGGGAAGAACGAGAAGAATATGAAAGATGTGCTTTACTAAAAAACATTGAAAATTTTTTAAATAAAGCTTGATTTACGAGTAATATTTTATTATATTACTATCAATTTAAAATATACTATATGAAAAACCCAGAATTAGCTATCCGTAAATTAGAAGTAATGGAAGGTAAACTTACCACTATGAGTGTTATGCTTACCCGTCCTTCATCTACAGAAGAATATCAAGCTATAATTTCACAATGTGAAGAATTAGTTGATGATCTTAAAACTATGATAGAAAGAAATTAAAATAAGTTATGCAATTAACAGCAGAACAAATCCAATCTAATTGGGAAAGATTTATTGGTTACATTGAAACTCACATTGCTTCCCCTCGTAAAGAAAAACTTATTGAATTCTATGAGAAGTACCAAGAGCGTGTTATGCTTATGCCTGCTGCTCATAAAAAAGAATATCATAACGCTTTCCCGGGTGGGTATGTAGAACACGTAAATCGTGTAATAGAAGGCGCTCTTAAATTTTACAATGTTTGGTGTGAGTTTGAAATGGATCGTTCTACATTTACTATTGAAGAATTAGTATTTGCTGCTATTAACCATGACTTAGGTAAAATGGGTGATGATGAACATGAATCATATATCCCCCAAACCGATAACTGGAGACGAGATAAACTAGGTGAAGACTACATGTTCAACAAAGAACTAGCCTTCGCTTCAGTCCCTGATAGAGGATTGTTTATGCTCCAATCCCACGGTATTCAATATTCATTTAATGAAATGTTAGGCATCCAAACACACGATGGTTTATACGATGACGCAAATAAGAAATATCTTATGTCTTACATGCCCGAATCTAGACCACGTAGTTCACTTCCATTTATCCTCCATCAAGCCGATTTAATGGCTGCTAGAGTTGAATTTGAAAAAGAATGGTTACCAAAATTTAAGAATCCCGTGCCTTCCCAAGAAAAGAATTTTACCTTAAAAGACAAACCTAAGTTTGTTAATAATAAACAACAAAAGGCATTAGGTTCAATTAAAAGTGAAGGGTTGAAAAATATGTTAGATTTACTATGATAACTGCCATTGTCATATTAGTGTTGTTGGTCGTTGCCTTAGGGTATACGACCTACAACCTTTTACGCAAGGTTGAAAAACAAGAAGACATAATCCAATCCCAATACGAATACGTAAATAAAATTAGTGAAACCGTAGAGTTCATAGACAAAAGGGTTACAGAAATAGATACAAAAGGTTCTTTTAAAGCCGATGATGAGGTAGGTTTTTTCTTTGAGCGACTAAAAATGCTCAATGAGCTCTTAAAAACCTACAAACTCAATCAATGACAGAAAACCCACCCAAAAAGAAAAAAAAAGGAGTTCAGTATTTTACCCAAGAGACAGAAAACGCTATTGTAAGATACAATAATACTGAAGATCACTTTGCGAAGGAGAAAATCTATCATGAAGCAATTCATTATCCTTTCTTCAAATTAACAGAAAACATTATCCATACCTTTAAATTTTACTACACAGAAGTAGAAAATATTGAAGACCTTCAACACGAAGTAATTACTTTTTTATTAAGTAAGATTCATTTATTTGACCCATCTAAAGGAGCTAAAGCATATTCTTATTTTGGAACTATTGCTAAACGTTATCTTATTATTTCAAACCAAAAAAATTATAAAAGACGTGTTGATAAAGCCCCAGTAGAAGGACTTTATGAGGATTTAAATTATTCTTATACATTAGAAGGCACAACTAGTTCAACAGAATATCAAGACAAACTATCAGAGTACATAGATTTATTTGTAGACTATGTTACAGACAATTTATTTGAATTATTTGAAAAAAATGAAGATGCTAGAATAGCAGATGCTATTTTAGAACTATTCCGTAAAAGAGATAGTTTTGATATTTTTAACAAAAAAGCACTTTATATCTACATTAGAGAACAAGTTGATGTAAAGACTCCTAAAATTACTAAAATAGCGAATCGATTATACGACGTTTTTAAAAGTAATTACTTATTTTATCTTGAATACGGATACGTAGATTTTAAATAAAAACATATTTATAACAAACTAAACACTATAAATATGAGTGCTCAATTCGATAAAATAATATTTGGTAAAAAGAAATTTGCGGATTTACTTGAGGAAATCTATAACAACCAAAAACGCCGTGAGGCACAAGTAACTGCGCTTATATCCGAGTTAAAACCGATGGTTACCGATATTGGTGACGCTACCCTCATCGTACCTATAATTGCAAACTATTTAGAAATAGCAGTTAAAAACGATGATTCTTTAATTAAAATGGCTACCTTAATTCAACGTGCTCTTAACAGTACTACTGAAGATGGGAATTTAGGAATTAGCGATGAAGAAAAACAACAATTACTTGATGAGATAAACAAGTTTAAATCTGAGGAGTAATGGCTTCTGACCGTGATATAAGATATGGTTTTTCCGATTTTGGAGGGGTTATTGCTTCTGGAATGGATTATCCTTCTGCTGGAGGTGGTGGGGGTGGGGTTACCTTAGTCCCAGTCCGTGTAGTAGATATAGTTTTAAATGATACTCACCCAAAATTTAAAGATGTTGGAGAATGGAATGGTATAGGAACTATATTTTATACTAATGTAAAAGAACCAACCTTAATATCAGGAAGTAATCTTACCGCTAAACCTGCATTTTCTAATGTAAAGCAATACCCATTATTAAATGAAATAGTATATTTAACTTTACTTCCATCTCAAGACTCTCAAATAAACCCTGATGGTGGAGGTGGTGAAGAAGAATATTATTTACTTCCACTTAATGTATGGAACCACCCTCACCATAATGGTATCCCAAACTCACTCCCAGCTGCTGGAGGTGAAGCAGCTAATGGAGATTATCAAAGAACTGATGAGGGTTTAGTTAGAAGAGTATCTGATGAAGGAACTGAGATTAATTTAGGAAATACTTTCATAGAACGTCCTAACATTCACCCTTTACTTCCCTTTGAAGGAGATTTAATTTATGAAGGAAGATGGGGACAAAGTATTAGATTTGGATCAACCGTATCAGGATCTGCAAATAATTGGTCTGCTACTGGGTCTAATGGTGATCCTATTACTATTATTAGAAACGGTCAAGGTCAACAAACTGAAGATGGGTGGTTATTAACTGTAGAAGATATTAATAATGATGATTCTTCTATATATGCTACAAGTACCCAAAAAATTCCACTAGCAGCTTCTAGTGCTAATTATAATAGTTACCCTTCAAACAGTACCCCTACTACCCCTAACCAATATTCAGGAAAACAAATAATTATAAATTCAGGCAGATTAGTATTTAATACAACTAATGATCATTTACTTTTAAGTAGTAAAAAATCAATAAACTTAAATGCTGTTGAACAAATTTCTTTTGACACTACTAATGATATTATATTACAGGGGGGAGATGTTTATTTAGGATCAAAAGATGCTAATCAACAACTTTTACTAGGAAACGATACAATTCAATTATTACAAGGAGTTTTAGAACAGTTAGTTAATGTAACTGCTGAGTTAACAACATTTGCAAATTTACCTGTTGTAGGGGGTGTATCACCTTATCCTACTTTAGGTGCTAAAGCATTTGAGGCTAATTTAAAGTTAAATTATGCTAAAAATCAATTAAATCAATTATTATCTAAAAACGTTAGAACTACTTAATGGGACTTGAAAAATTAATAGGATCTTTTGTAAAACGTGCTGTAAGAACTACATTTAACGTTGAATTAGCTATTGATCCTTTAATTAAACAATTACAAAAATTGTGTCCTGATTTAAATTCTATTAAGAAAATTATAGAACAAAAAAATTCTTTAACTCAAGGACTTACCCAAGTTCAAACTACTCTTACTCAATTAAGTACTATAGGAGATCAAACCCTTTTAGGATTACAAATTTTAGATACTTCTATTTTAATTATTAAAAATATCCCATTACCTACATCAGTCCCACCCGGAGTAGGTATTCCTGTTAATGTTATTCTTAAATTTGGAGATACTCTAGAAAAATTAAAACTTTTAGTTAAAACTGGTAAAGGAACAGTACAGGCGTTAGTTCCTACTTTAAATCTAATAAATAATAATATAGATAAAATTTTAACTAAAATTAACACTTTAGATGCACTTGTTACTAAATGTTTAATTGAAAAAACTTCTGGGATGAGTGATGAAGAAAAAGAAGCCTTTTTTGAAGAATTAGGAATTGATTTAAACGCACCTTCTACTGCCCAACAGGCATCTACTGGAGTAACCTTGGAAGATCAGTTAAACCCAAATTCCTCCAATCCTTTGCTATATAAAGGTTTTCAATTAATATTAGATAATGATAAAGAAAACCGATTTTCTTTTCCTAGAAGAAGAGTTATAGCAACTAGAAGTGCAGATAATTATATCATCCAAGGTATATATTCATACAGTGCTAATACTCAAATTTTAGTAGATGAAATTAAATTTAAAATAGATCAATTAAAACCCGTAGCTCTTAACGTAAAAACAACATCAAATTTATAATTTTAATATTTATAACAAAAACAACAATGAAAACCACAGAACTTAAACAATTAATCAAGGAGGCCGTTAGAGAAGCTATCCAAGAGGAAATCAAAGACATTCTTTTAGAGGCTGTAAGAGCACCAAAAGGTGTTTCTGTAGGTCAAAGTTTTGAACAACCACTTACAGAAACTAAATCAACATCTAAACCTAAAAATTTAACAGAACAAAGAGCAGCGTATGCTTCTATTATGGGAGACATGAGAATGAATGGTGGAAATATGAATTTAACTTCAAATGATGCTAATACCTTCCGCCCACATTCAGTAGACTCAGCTAATGGAGCTTTACCTGAAGGTAATGTTGGTTTAGATATGATTATGGGATTAATGAATAATAAATAATGGCTGTTATAATTGGCACAAAAAATCCGCTTGATGTATTCCCTGGGAAGGGAATTGGGGTTAGCTTAAACTTTACTGAGGATGGGGTTTTTAATGTCAATTATACTACTCAAAACCAATTAAATTCTAATTTAGTTAATTTTTTCTTAACTAACAAAGGAGAAAGAGTAGCTAATCCTAATTTTGGAGCAAATTTACGTCAATTTGTATTTGAACAAGTTTCTACTAATAATATAGAAGCTATTAGAGATAAAATTAAATATGATATTAAACTAAATTTTCCTAACGTAAAAGTTAACGAAATTGTGATTTTAGGAGATGAAGATGTTAATTCTATTCAAATCCAACTATATTACACCTA